GTATCATCACTTTTAAACTGAAGATTAAATTGTGGTGAATTATTGTAATCATCGCGCTGCTGGAAAATCACATTGGTAATGCCAATATTCCCACGCTTAACCCAGCCACTCCAAGTCCACGTTTTACGGTTACCAGCAGATGCAAAGGTCTTATTTAGATACGCCGTATCGTCATCATTAAACCGTAGCGACTGGTTAATCTCATAACCACCGCTAGAGTACATCCACTGATCTGAACCAAAAGGCCCTGACATAACTAACCCTTACGCAAACGCAAGCTGAGGAGTACCCAATAGGATACGTCCAGATGCAACAACAATGTACGGTACCACATCAGTCGTAGACGCAGCAGTAGACAACGTAAGACCAGCAGCACCAGCAGTCTCGTAGTCAGTGCCTAGAGAGACTGTGCGTCCACCTGTACCGTCTTGGATAAACACGATGAAGCCTGACTGTCCTACAGTCTCAGTCGTAGGATTGTCCAGAGTCACGTTACCAGTCAACGTAAGGACAAAGTTCTGGTAAGTGCTGAAGTCCAGAGTAGTTGACCCAGTAGTCGTAGCGTTAGTGTTAGTCCCTGCAACAGCACTCTATGTAGCCGTGATAGAGCCAACAGTTACATAGTTAGTTGTCGTAGCGCCTCGTCCGGTAACATCATCTAGCGTGTCTGTTTCTGTGTAACTCGTTAAGTAACCAGCAGAGCTATGATCACCCCAACCGTACGCAGTATCCCATTGACCAACTTTAGTGTCAGTAATGGTGTTAGTGCCCATATCAATGGTATTGCCGTTAGCGTCTAACGTACCACCTAGCTGTGGCGTAGTATCACCAACGAGGTCTGGAGAAACAGTGTTCCAGCTAGAGCCATCGTAGATACGAGTGGTGTTGTCAGTGGTATTAAAGTACCAGTCACCAGCAGTAACAGGATCACCGTTACCGTCTACAGTAGGATTGCTTGAGAGTGGGCCTAAGTAAAAAGCGTCAATGGCTGCTTGAGCAGCTTCTGCTGCTGCCTGTGCTGCTTCTGCGGCAGTCTGTGCAGTAGATGCATTAGTAGCTGAGGTTGCTGCAGAAGATGCGCTAGAAGCTGCGCTGGTTGCGTTTAGAGAGGCAACGCTAGCACTGTTAGCTGCTGCGGTCTCGCTTGCTGCGGCGGCAGTCTCACTAGCGGCTGCGGCAGTTTCAGATGCTGCTGCGGCAGTAGCACTATTAGAAGCTGAAGTGGCAGAAGAGGATGCAGAGTTAGCAGAAGACAGTGCGTTGGACGCAGACGTAGACGCATTGGATGCGCTAGTAGATGCACTGTTAGCGTTAGCAGTGGTAGTGGTTACAGCGTCAGATGCTGTAGTTGCGCTAGCTGCTGCGGCAGTTGCTTTAGTGGTTGCAGTAGTCGCACTAGCAGCCGCAGCGTCAGCACTGTTTGCAGCGTTAGTTGCTGATACAGCAGCCTCGTTAGCTTTTTCTGTAACAGCGTTTAGCGTTGTTTCTGTAGTAGATCCCGGTGATCCACCATCCCCGCGAAATATAGGCAATTTTAATACCCCTCAATGCTGTTTGATTTACTCAAGTTATCCGTTGCAGAAATAACCTGAAGATTCCAAGGAACATGTAATCCACAACAGTTTTGTCCACGAAGGGGAACAATGTGGTCAACGTGGTGAACTACTCCGGTTAGCTCTGAACGCAAGTCGCGTAGTTCGTAAATTTCTTCTATCATAAACAAGTGGTCATCAGTGAGCCACTTTGGTTTTGCTCTGGCTACCTGCTTGTTTCTTAGGTAGGCTTTGGTTATGTAGTACTGTTTGTTTTTGCGATAGTACTTTCTTTGTTTTGCGTTAATACTGTCTTTACGTTCTTTGCGTTTTTCGTTAACACAAAACTTACATTGTCCAAAGTAGCCATCTTTGTTTCTAGGCTGCTTAAAAAATTCTGAATAATCTTTAGTTTCTTTACAAGTACTGCATTCTTTCATGGTAACTCCTGCATGAGTTAAGGAACGAGGGTACTAGGTGATGCAGCACCGTTCCCCTCTAAAACGTTAGTCTACATTATATTATAACATAGAGTTACGTTATTGTCAAGCCTTATTCATCCGCTATAGCAATGATGAAGCCAGCTTCTGGGCGATAAGTTTCAACGCCATACAAAGTATCAGCAGTGTACAAAGTGCTTAAATACTCCTGTTTGTACTGAGTCTGTGAACGAACGTTCATCTGCTCAGCCAGTACCAGAGCGTCTTTGTGGAAGAACAAGCAACCACGTACAGCGATAGAGCCACCAGCGTTCTGAGCAGCAGTCTCCAATACAGGAGCGTTGCTAGAAACGTACACGTCTACGCCGTACAAGTTACCGATCAAGCCAGACTCTACGCCACGACCGCCTACGAAGTCAGAAGACACGTAACGATCAATGCCCATGATTGACTTACGAGCAGCAGGTGGAATCACCAGTACACGACCGTCCATAGGTACGTCAGCATCGTCCATCAGCTTGATGGCTTCACGCAAAGCTAGGTCGGTGAAATTGTCACCAGTAGCAACGGTGTCGTCAGCGTAAGCAGCTAGGCCGCTAGTGCCGTTAACGTAGTAAGCGTTGCTGTTTTCCCAGTTAGCGCCGTCAGTCGGAGTAGCAGTACGAGTACCGTCACCAAAGCCAGTAGCAGCGTTGATGAGATCAGTGTCTACTTTCAGAGCCAACTGGTAGCCAGCATCTTCAGTGTAAAACTGACGCAGGCTTGACAGAGCCTGTACTTCTACGATGTCTTCAATCAGACGCGAGTACTCAAAGTGACGGTCTACAGTGACGGTCAACTCTGACTCAAGGTTGGCCTGAATCGTTACCGCAGCAGCTTCGCCTTTAGCAGAAGCAGCGCCACGGATAGGCTTAGGAATGTGGATAACATCGCCTTTCTTGCCAGACATAGAAATCTTCTTGACAAGAGGAGCCATTTTCAGGTTCTTTTGGTAAGCAGCAATTACTTCATCACTCCAGATTTCAGGGATGAAAGTACCGGCTGCGGTTTTGTCTACTACAGCATTAGCTGTAAAATATGCACCAGAAGTTTCGGAAGCCATTTTAAATCTCCTTTAGATTAGGCTATTTAACCCGTCCCTCTGCATAAGCTGCCATTATTTCAGGCTGTAACGCCATGTATCGGTCTGGGTCTGAGTTCATTAGTTTAATAATGTCAGCACGACGATAGACTTTCTTGCGCGTTGCTTCACCCGTTCCTCTAGCGTTGCCAGTTGAGGCAGACTTCAGTTGTTGCTTACGTGCTTGTTTTTCAACTTCAGCTGTCTGCTGAGCCATGTTGTTGCGTTCTTTCCAAGTGGAAAACAACTCATTGGCAGCATCGTAATCGTACTGTTGATCTGCTTGTACAAACAGTTGAGTCCGAATCTTAGAGCCTTTAACCCACTCGGCAAACTTAGGATCGTTCAGTATCTGCTGCATATCAGGATGATCTGCTTGCAGTTGTGAAAGAGTAGCTTGCTGTTGTGACTGTCGAGCGTACTGCTCGGCTTCTCTAATCTTAGGGTGATTCTCAATTGCTCTACTGACAGCACTCTTTGGATCAGTGAAGAAGTCAATGTCATCTTCTTCGTCTTGTTGCTGTACAGGTGCTTGTTGTGAGAGTTGTGCTTGGATGTAATCGTCAACAACTTTACGCAGTTCACCTACTTCTGAGCTTTGTTTACCAAGCATCTTTTCAGCTTCTTGGTGCATCTGAACAATGTCCTCGAGGGACTTGTTACGGTATTTCTCAGGTAGTTCTGGTTCTTGAGGTGCCTCTTCAACAACCTCTTCAGGTTGATCTAGAGATTCAAGGGTGTCGGTTGTTGCGTCTTGTTCTTCCTCGCGCTCGTCAATAATTGTCGCTCGTGACATAATTAAACATCTCCGCCTAAGTGGTTATGGAGTAAATAAAATGGGAGTTGGCCAAAGGCTTTCCCGTTAGGATCGTGCAGCTTTCTCGTGTTCTCGTACCCATTTCATGTGCTGACCGGGAAAGTCCCCAGAAGAGCCATCGAGTACGCACTGTGTAGCTGATACGATTTTTGTAGCATCTGCACCACAACCGCACCTACTGGTTGTAGTACCGCTTTCTACAAATTCTTCAAAAACGTGTCCGTTAGAACACTTAAAGTCAAATACCTTCAGCATTATCTAGATCTTCGTAAGCAGTGTTGATGGTTGTTTCAAAGTTTAACAGTGAAGCTAATACGTTTAGTTGACCTTTTTTATAGAACATATCGTCAACATCTTTAAGGTTCTCAACACTGTTAAGAGCCATAGCGTTATTAGTTAATTCACCAATTAGTTGCTTCCAACCAGCACTACGGAATAGATCAAAGTAAACAGAATAGTATTGTTCTAATTCTTTATCCATTGAGGCCCCTATAGGTTATCTCTTGTTATATATGTATATATTATAACATACTTTTGTGCAAATGTCAAGCACTTTTTTTGTGTTTTTTAACCTTTTTTGGCTTTCTGAGCGGCTTATAGATTTCTTTGTAAAATTTTACCTTTTTCTTAAGCCACTTCTTGAGCAGTTTATTTTTTGACACGCTTCTTTTTGCCTTTTTTGTAACCACAAGCCATGTTAGGCCCTCCTAGTTCGTTTCTTGGTAGTTTTTGCTGCTTGTTTAAACGCCTTAGCTGTAGGCGCTCCTTTAGACCCCGGCTTACGCATTGTTTCGCCTGATCCAGCTTTAATACGCTTACGTTTTGCGTGGATATTTGCGTACAATCCTTGTCTAGCCATGTTTCTCCTCCAGTTCTACGATTGACATAACCCACTGTTTAGGAATGACAATCTCAGCGTCACCTTGGTCTATGACGTCATCTTCCACAAGCAAATGAGGACATACGATAATTTTCTCATCATCGTCAACAAGAATAACGCCAATAGATACGGCAGTTGCAACTTTAGATTCCGTTAATTCGTCTAAACTTCGCCAACCCACGTTGGCTCCGCCTTGTGCATCTTTCCAGACTACCTTGCAGATCCTTACCATTTGACTTTATCAGCCCAGTAAGCAGCTGAACATTTTCCTTTAGCGATGTTCTTAGCGTGTCTAGCTTTGAATGACTTTCGTCTAGCTTTTTCAGCAGCTGAGCTTGGATTTTTACCAGCACCTTTGACTCCTTGTTGTCCAAATCGGATTGTTTTGATTGTTCCGTCACCACACTTAGCGACAACTACGTGACTCTTAGTTGGATGATTCGGAGTCCGCTTTGGCTTGTTGTACCCGCTTACTCCGACTCGTTCCAGTCTTGGATCCTTCTTTTTGCTCATTGGCCCATTCCTCCAAAGCCGCCACCTTGTGGTTCAGTTCCTCCAACTTGTCGAAGTGCTGCTGGAACGCTTGGTTGATTTGACTGAGGAGTGCTTCCATTTCCCTGTTGGTTATTAGCATTTGATTGTCCTTTTTGGTTTATTTGTTTTTCTTTGAGAAGGGTCTCTGCTACCTTGAGCCTACGTTCAAACTCTTTGTCGTCTTGGTCTCCTTCACGGAGGTTACGAGTAATTGCTTCAATCTTATCAATCTCAAGCTCTTGCGGAGCCAGCTGTGCCTCGATAATGAGTTTCTGAGACCTAGCTTGAGATTCAGCAGCCTGTGCGTTAAGTGCGTCTGTCTGGCTCTGCTGGAACGCAAGTTGTGCCTGTTGTGCAGCCATAGCCATCTGTTGAGCTTGAGGATCAGGCTGAGATGCCTGCTGTAGAGCCATAATAAGCTCTTCACGGTTGCTCAGGTTCATGTTGTCGATGATGCTCTGGATCAACACAGGGTACAGCGGTGAGTCTTGCTTCATAGTTTGCAGTAACTGTACCATCTGAGTTACCTCGTACTCACGGGCGATGATGCCCAGAGTAGACGTAGCGTTGAACTTATAGTCTGCTACTGGGTAGTTGTCAGGGTCAAACTGCATATAGCGATGAGCAGCTTTTCTCACGAAGGGCATGAGGAATGACTGCTGGAAGTTGATGAGGGTGCGCTTGTGTCGCTTAATGATTGCACCCAGAGACATACTGATGCCAGCAGCAGTAGCTTCACCATTAACCTGTCCACTGATTCCTGCTGAGTCAACTGCGCCTGTGGCTTGCTGCACCATCTGCTGAAGAGCACCAGCTTGTGCAAAAGTAATCTGACCCACTTGACCAAAGTTGAATGGTTGTAAGACTTCACGAGGATCACCGTTAGTTAAGATCATCTTACCGGGGCGAATCTCAGGTTTAGCGCCTCGTGGTAAACGTGTCGCGTCAATAGCGAGCATCGGGTGAATAGTGAGAGACAGAGCGTCAATACGGGCACGAAGCTCAGTGTCAAGTGCTTTCTGACTGTTATAACCTTTTTCACAAACTCCACGACCCCAGAAGCGTCCCGGAACTACGTCCCAAGGGAAGGCCACTACAGGGCGGTCTTGCATCATGTACGGGTTCGCCTCAGCCTTCAGGAGAACGCCACCGTTGGCAATTACAACGATAGCCTCAACGTACATCGAGTCACCGTCTATCGTCTCTCCTGAAGCCTCCTGCAGCGCCTCACGGGGTACTAGACCGTAGTACTTAGTCAGACGTACTTTGTCGTCGTTGTAGATGGTTAGATCTTGGTCAGGCTCTAGATCAGTATCAGGAGCCGCTAGACCTACAGGCTCGTCACGGTAAACGCCTTGCTCCTGCAGAAGTTCAACGTGGTGACGACTAACGAACTCATCAATAGCCACACCCATAGCGTCATCCACAGACGTAGCTACAGGGTCTATCAAGAAGTTCTGAGGCAACACAGGCTTCAGCTTTACTACCACACGGTCGGTAATATTTACACCTACAGCTTGCAGCTGTCCTTCCATGATCGGCTGTGTAGCAGGAGCCATCTCTTTGACTTCCTCTAACACAACTTCACCGATGCCTGTTCCGAAGACAGCAGCGTTGATCAGGCACTCAGCTACAGACTTACGAACCATCGTGTTCTCGAAGTCTTCTGTTAGCTTCTTACGGAGGTACGAAATGTCCTGACGGTCTTGATCGTTGATGTCGTCGCTGATGTCAAACCACTTACCACGACCAAACGTAGCTTCTTCTAGTTCTGCAACGTTAGATTCTACAGCCTGTTGGAGTGCTGGAGATATGATACGGCTACGTTCAGAATGACGCTGAGAATCAGCAGGATCCCATATACCTCGCCAGAGTCGATAGTATTCTTCAAACTTCGCTTCGTAATTCGACTCATAATGATCTCTCCAGTTATCACACTTTTGGATAACCCAATCTTCGAGAGTCTCTTCGATTAACATTGGGTCTACTTCGGTAAACTCAGCCATATCAGTATCCTGCTATAACGTCTAAAAGTTCTGGTTCTTCAAACTCTAGGTCTGCTAAACCGTACGGAATATTTGCTAACTGGTCTATGTAAGCCAGTGCGTCCACTAAGTCATCGTGCGTTAGTGGATCAGGAAACTGGAATAGCTGATCTAGAAATCTACTGTTCCATTCACCCTTGTTGAGCGTTATGTAGCCGTTTTCAAAACGACCCTGCAACGCCCACATGATCCTGTCTGTCTTCTTCTTGTTGCCGTGGGTTAGTTCCTCGACTCTGAAGAACTGCCCGTATCGCTTCTGTAGATCTGACAGAGGCGACATAACGGCTTGCTTTGCTATGCCTCTTTCAATACCAACACTGATTGGTTGATAGTCTCGTACGGCTTGAAAGATCTTGGATGCCGTCTCATCAAGGCTCCAGCGCCCGTAGATAATATTATCAACGTACCAGCCATGAGGACTAACTTTCGCAATCGCAATGGCTGTATCATCCAGCTTGCTGTTCTTTGTGCGTTTCTTAGA